GTCATCCCAAATCATGTAAGGACCGTGTTGCATTCTTTCAAGCTCTTTTGTCTTGGCAGCAAATGATGCCGTCTCCCCAATCCACAGTGCCAACTTCATTACGGTAAAAATTACCGCAAGTGGAGATAGACACAGTAGTAAAATAAGAGATGACTGGTTCATGAATAATATTCGTTTATGAAATCTAAAAGTTCGTTGAGCGTATGCTCTGCTCCTTCAAACCATTCTCTGGATTTTAGAGATTGATTGTCGTGAAGGTTCTTTTTCATTTTATGAAGTTTTGGCAATACGTCAACCTTTGTCAACCGTCCTCGTGGCATATCGTAATAATTCGATAATTACTATTTACAAAAAAAGGGATCCCGAAGGATCCCTTGTGTTGTTTTGTGAATATGGCTCACATGAGGTTAGCAACACGTACTCTTCTGTAGTACTGGTTGCGGTTTGCGGTGAGTGCCTCAGCATCTGGTGTGCCATTCGACTGAACGACGAATGGGTTAGCAACCATACCGTAACGGGTCTTGAAGCCAATCTTTGGCTGGAAGGTGTTAGGATCAATGCTGCGGAGCATCTGGAGGGGAACATATGGGCAGTAAAATAGACCTGCATCATATGGTGATGTACCCTTGTAACCAACAACATAATAGTGAGTGTTGGAAACGTTAGCAGAGTAAGGATCAACATAGACCTTGATGCGACCGTTCATGGTTCCTACTAGGAGGTTACCAGTGTCATCTACTTCACCAATCTTAGGACCACCAGCACCTGATAGACCTGAGGTGTAGTCAAGAGTTCCGCTCATTGCGAGAGCAGAAGCAACGTCAGCAGAAGTGATGATGAAGTTGCCCTTTCCTCTACGGGTTTGAACTGCGATTGCGTTAGCATCACGCTCAACTTGGAACATTAGACCTTTGAACTTCTCAACTGACCAACGACCGTTGCTGTCAACGTCGAGGTCGAATACGCCTGCGTTAGCAACATTGTTCTGAGCACCGCTCTTAGCAATGGTGTATACAGTACGAACGACTTCACGGTTGATTTCAGCAAGGATCTCGCTGGAAAGAAGATTTGCTAGTTCCTGCTCAGCATCAAGACCATGGATTGCTTTGAGGTCTTGTGCTAGTTCTAGAGTGTACTCAGCCTTGAGTGCTCTGGTCTTAGCAGTAACAGCAGTCTTCTCGATGCTGAAGGTCATCTCGTTGAATAGAGTTGAACCTGAACCTAGGGTCTCAGCAACGTTACGAGCCATAGCGGTAGTGCCACGCTCATAGTTAGCAGCGGTTGTACCACCACCAGTTGCGTCGTTTAGAAGACCTGGGTTAGCGTCGGTTACGCCGCCATCGCCAAGAGGATATACATCATCGGTGCCGAGTGGATTGTTGTCGTAATCAGCTGGACCTCTTGAAGAAGCAGAGAAGTTGCTATCTGGCTCATTGTAGAGAGCTTCACGACCAGCACGGAGGCTAGCGTCGTTCTCAGCTTGATAGTGTGACTTCATTGCGAAGATTAGTCCAGTAGGACCACTCATTGGCTGAACGCCGCAGATGTCATATGCTACGAGGTTAGGCATAGCACGTCTGATTAGGGAGATCATGACAGGATCGAAACCTGCTAGACCACCAGTTTTGGTGTCGAGACCAGAACCAGAAAGTGCGTTGGTGCCGATAGCGCCTGCACTGTTGATGGTTTCGGTCATCATGCCACGCTCTTCACGTAGCGATCTTTCTGTGTTTTCTAGAAGAACAGCGGTAACATCTCTTCTGTAATTGTCCTTAATTGCGCCAGCGCCTTCGTGACCTAGAACAGGTGCCCACTTTTCTGCTAGAGCCTTTGCGTTAAACATTTGTTTGCTCCTTGAAAATTTTGGGGTTTATAATTAGTTTGACCAGCGGTTTAGTGCTTGGAGATATGCCGCCATTGCTGGTGACGCATCTTCAATACCTTCTACTGGAGTTTCGTCAGTTACATCGCCTGGGGTTACCGTTGTTCCTTTGAAATAAGATTCCTTGATAGTTTTTACCTTTCTTGAAAACTCTTCTTCGGAAACAAAATCAAGTCCCTCAGCTAGTGCTGCGAGTTTCTCTTTCTGAGTATCTGCCAAACCTTCTGAAATAGAATTCAGAATATTTACTTTTGCAGTCTCATTAAGACGATTTTGAAGTTTCACATTTGCCTTAACCTGTTCGTCAAGACGCTCTTCCATTTCACGAACTTGTTCCGCCATACCTTCTACCACATCAATCTTGTCGTCTGGGATAGAGATATAGTGTTCTTCAAAGAGACCCTTCAGACCTGCGATGAAGTCTTCGGTAATCTCATTCTTGATGCCACGGTCAATAGCAACTTGGTTCTCTTCCATCCATTGACCGATAGCGTAGTTCACTGTGCCATTGACTTCTTCAGCAAGTTCGCTCTTGATTGCTTCTACTTGCTTATCTAGTTCAGTGGCAAAATGTTCTACAAGCTTGTCATACTCTTCGTTAAGTTTTGCTTTTACAGCTGCTTCAAAGATTGTCTTTGCTTTTTCAGCAAACTCTTCAGAGAGTTCAGTGCCTTCTAGGAGGGCATTTACGTCGTCAGTCATATCAATCTCAAATCCAGCGTGGATTGGATATGTGACTGCTCCACCCATCTTGGTGCCGTATGCTACTTCGGCGCCAACGTGTGGTTGGGTTCCTTGATCACCAGCATCTTTCTTGTGTGCTAGTTGAGGATCACCAGAAATTTGCGAGATAGGTGCCGCTGCTTTAGCACCAGGGTTCTCTTCGCCATCTTCATCATTGTCATGAAGTGGACCTGAAGATGAACCACCCAAATCCGTTGCTGCCTTTTGACCAGGCGCAACAGAAGGTTGGACGGTTGGCATAGGATCCTTTCCGCCAGCCCTTGCAGTCTGAACGTCAGAAACCTGTGAAGGATCGCTGCCCGCACCTGGGATCACAGAAGCATTTACTGTTGGCATTGGATCGCCTGCTTCTAGAATAACGCTTTGCTGAGCAACAAACTCTTCAAACTTTTCGTTTAGCATATCTGACATTTGAGTTTACCTCGTAATTTCCGTATAATTATTCTAAGTTTATTTATGAAATCAAAGATTTGAGAGAAAATGCTCAAACACTTTGAGCGTTCTCTCTTCCATATTACGACGAGTTGCCTCGTCCATATATCTGCGGTATTTATCTACTTTCGCTTCTTTTAGAATTCCGTTGTCCCAAACCCACTCTTTACCTTCCATGATGCCATTGACAAAAGCATCTGGTGCGGAAGGATCTGCTACAATATCAGCAGCGGTGGTGAGGAAGAAATCATCACGAACGACAGCGACATCTTCACGTTTGTCAATACTTCCCATGCCTCTAGAAGAAACGCCAAGTTGTACTCCTTCACCTAGAAGGGACTTCGCAATCTGTCCCATAGGTGTGTCAAGAATTTGTGCCTTGCCATAGAAGTTGTGACCCTCGGCACGGAGTTCAACAATTCTGTGTGACACTCTATCAAGATTGATAGTAGGACCATCGGGGTGTCCTAGTTCTCCAAGAGCTCTCTTTGACTGAACATACTCTTCGTTGTATCTCTCTACCTCACGGTTGAGAACATCGAAGGGATACATACGACCATTGCGGTTCTTGAGTTCGGACTGAAGGAAGATACCCTCAATGTAGAGGAGCTTCTTTCCGTCTCTTTCTTCTGTGAGAACTTTTACGTCCTCAATCTGTTCCGTTATCAGTTTCATCGGTTTCTGTTTCTGTGGGTTCGTCAAAGAAAGTTTGAGCAACTACTTTTTTATATGTTGCCATGGCATCAGATGCCTGGGCAAAAAGTAGATCATGGATTGCATCAATTGCTGACGCTCTATCGTTATCGTTGATTTTGTTGACAATATCAACAACGCCTAATTCATTATTATTTTCTGTCATGATAATATAACAATATATTTTATTTAGACTTTGACGCTGGTTTAGGTTGCGCCTTCATTTTTTTCATCTCACGATCCAAGTTAGCATCAGCTGCTTCGCCTTCTCTGGCAGCAGCATCTTGCGCTTGAATGTTACCAATCTCTGGAGCCAATGCGCTATTCTGTTGCTCCATCGTATCCATCATGTTTGTTTGTACTGGATCAATAGCAAGACCAGAGTTGATCTCACTCTTCATTTGTTTCTCGATTTCCTTGTACTCTTTGTCGGTCTGACCAAGAACATTGCGGCGGATGTATTCAACTGAAAAATACTTTCCAGCAAAAGGATCCATCTGAGTGACAACACCAATACGCTGGGTCATCATTTCAATTTCTTTCAGTTCATTGAAATGATTGTCAAAGAGATAGTCATATTGAATATGCTCTTTCATATCATCCCAATCTTCAGGAGAAATTACACCCTTGAGAATGAGTTGAGTTTTGAGCATGTCCTGGAACATCTCGCTAAAACGCTTGCGAAGACGACCGATGAACTTAGCAAACTTGAGTTCATCCCTGAGAACCTCTGTGGTCTTACCAAGATTAAACCCTTTGTTGTCATCAGTAAGGCGGGAAGGTGGTAGGTTGAGTGAGTTGTAAAGTTTCTTTTTGAAATACTCAACATCCTTGAGTTCACCAAGGTTCTGACCGCCTGGGAGTGTAGTGATTTCAGTTCCTCTGCCACCTTCACGACGAGGAAGCCAGAAGTCCTCAAGCATTGACATATGCTTTTTATCATCACGCATCTCTCCAGTGTTGGCATCATAAACAAGCTTGTTTCTGTAACGAGACATTACATCACGAAGGTATTGCTCTGCTTTTACCTTTGGTAGATTGCCCACATCAATGTAGAAAATTCTACGTTCTGGAGCACGGGACAATCTGTAGATAACAAGACTGTCTTCAATCATGCGAAGTTGATTGAGTGACTTGATTGCTTTGTGAAGGAAGCTCAACACCATTCTTTTGTTGAGATCCTGCAATCCAGAAGGAACAAAGGTGATCGAATCAGTTGCGATCTTTACGCCCTGTGATAATGACATATCACCAATTGGACCTAAGACACCACCTCTATAAAATCCCTTTGGGTTGTAAAGATAATAATCAATAAAAGTTCCGTACTCATATTCGAGAGCGGTTCCCTTGACCGCAGATCTCATGAGTGAATCTTTTTGTGGTTGATTGTCTAATTTCTGACGAACTTTTTTGACCTTGAGTGGATCAATGTAGCGAAGTTCTAAAATACCTTTCTTTGGATTATCTAAATCAATAACTTTGTGGTAAAATAATCTACCATCAATATACCAATTACGAACAATCTCATGTGCTCTGTTATCAAAATTTAGAAGTCTTTTGATGTGCTCAAATTCATTTCTTATTTTTTGCTTTACAGAATTACCAACGTCTAAATTATCTAAGTTGATTTCTACTGGTGTATCGTTAGCATCGCTAACAATAAATTCATTCACAACTTCATCAACAGCACTATCAACCTCGGGGTGAAGTGCCATGTCACGATACCTACGGATCATCTCATACTCATTACGAGCTGAGTTATCTGTATCTACATACGTTCCATAATAACCGCCTGCCGCAACCGAAATCGGTTCGTCAGCAGAAGGAGGCACAGGGGACTGACCCTTCTGTGCCTCCTTGCGATTAATTTGGAAGCCAAATAGTTGACTCATGATTAGTTATTCAAATTACTGCTTCCAACTATTTATCAGACTACTGGAAGTGCGGAAACTCCTTGTCTGGTTCCTGCCTCAGCGGTGAAGTATGAATACTGCCACTCAACTGTGAACTCTTCAATTTGATCATTGCTATCATAAGCAACATCAATTTGAGAAACGTTAGTTGGGAAGCAATACTTGAGAGTATACTTTCTGAGGATAGCACCTTCAACACTAGCATCTTTCTCTAGTTGTTGAACTCCTAGGTCAGCCATGTAACCAGCAGAGTTGTTAGGAACAAATAGAGGAGCAGTGTTGCCCTCATGGGTGTTGATGCTATTTGCCCACTGCTCAAAGAACGAACGAAGTTTGAAATCTTTATCGTTGAAGAATGTAGTTGTCCAAGTATCGAAGGTACGATCACCTGCGATCTTGACTGTTCTACCACGGAAAGGAACTTCGATAACTCCTAAGTTTGAACCTGGGAGAGCAGCAGACTTACAAAGTAGATTTGTAAGGTTCTGATCAGCAGTTTGCTTAGAAATTTGCTGTGGAAACTGAACATCAATTAAGAACATATTGGGCTTCACGCCCTGCCCAATCGTTTGTAGGAACTGACTTACGTTTGACGATGCCATTGGTTTTTACCTCTGTGATGTTTTCTTATACTACTAATTATCTACCAACTACTTCCGCAAAGGAAACGCCCGTTCTAGTTGCTGTAACAGTAACTGTTACATAGTTGATCGAGCGGGTTGGCTTGAGGTAGAGTTCAGCCACAAACTCGTTTCTGTCAACAACTTCTGGAGTGTTGTTTGTTTCGTCACAAACAACGAGGAAGTCTGTTACACCTCTACGTGCTTGAACTTCTGCTAAGATAAGAAGAAATTGAAGCAGTGAAGTTTGAACGAGTGGTGCTATCGTTTTGCTCAAAGAGTACTCCTTCAGCAAGTGCTTTTGCTCTCTTCTCAACATTGAGGAATAAGCGGCGAACGTTAATTCTATCAAATGCTGAAGGTGAAGCAAGTGCTGTCTTGTCTCCAAAGAGAACAGGACCAGTGCCAGGAAGTGAAACGATTGGATTAATTCTGTTGCTGTAAAGGTCGTCTCTTGCTGCCTTGTTAGGATTGAAAGCAAGTTTTACAACATTTTGAACACCACCACGGTTGGTGCCAGCAGGTGAATACCAGTCATCGAGAACAGCAGAAGTTGAAACACAAAGACCAGCAACGTCACCATTGCAACCAACATAACGATACTTATCGTTGAAACGATCATAGGTATACTTAATACCGCTATCTAGAACAACATAGGAGCTTGATGCAATATTGCTGAAGAATGCTACAGTATTTGAAAGTTGTGTAGCAGCACTAATTGCAGCACCACCAGAGGTAGCAACTTGGTTGCCAACGTAAGGCGAGATAAATGCAACACAATCTTTTCTGCTATTTGCTACAGCAGCAACAGATCCTGCCTTAGCAATCGTATCAACTTCGTTGCCCATCGAACCACCCATGAGGACAAAATCAATGGTTGTTTCTTCGGTATCTAAGAATAGATCATA